AGGTTTCGTTGAGGTCAGCAGCAGTGGCTGGTTCGTTGGCGAAAGTGCCGCCACCTGTCAGCGGGTGGTCAGTTGCGCAAAGCTCTTTGCCGTCGCCGCCAGTGAAGGAGGAGTTGAAGGCGTTGTTGAGAATTGCAGCAGCTTTAACCTGCTTCGAGTGGGCCATCGAGCGGGCGAGGGCACGAGTGTAGCGGCTGCCGAGGCGGTCGTACAAGTTATCCTCAATTGCTTCCTCGGTGATCGAGAAGGCAAGCGCGATGGTTTCGTGGTTGTAACGGGCAGTGTATGCCTCGTTAGCGTTGTCAAAGGATACAGCGGAACCTTCCGATTTGGTAGGCGCTGCTCCGAACCCGGACAACATAACTTCCTCTTCAAATGCTCGATCTGAAGACTCGGTTGTGTAGATCTCGGAGTGCTGGTTTTCGTACCGGGAGTACTCCATGCCAAAGAGGGCATTAAGACCCGGCTCCAGCTCTTTCGCAAGTTGTGCGCGAGAGATAGCCATGTGTTAACCCTCCTTAGGCCAAGCCAAGCGTACCAGCACTGAACAGGTGGTTGTTGATTACAACAAGCACGTTCGTGTTGGCCGTGGCGACATCATCATTGAGCGGATCCTGCGAGATGTCGATTGCCTTGAGAGGCAATGTCGCAGTCGTCGCGCCGGTGGTCACATCCAGTTCCACGTTGGAAATACCGGAGGTGGTGTCACCAACAGGCGAACCGTCAACAATATCAAAGTTACCGAACAGGTCAGCTACAGGGAATGCAGCGTCAGCCTGTACTTCGAAAACCGTGTCTGGTGCATCGATTACGAATGCAATGATGTCAGACGCGTTGGTCGAGGCGGGGTAGTAGTTAGACCACTTCTGCTTGCCCGAGCTCGGATCAGTGTAGGTGCAGCCATTAAACACACCAAGAACCAAACCGCTGCCGCCAGCTGCAACACGCTCGATACCACCGCCGGTGACAACCTGAACGAGGTCACCTTGGTAGATCGAAGTGTTATAGTTGGCCGCAATACGGTAGCGGTTCTGTTGGTTAGAAAACGGAGAACCGTTCACCATGCGAACAGGGCGAAGACCGAAGGGAGAATCAAGATTTGCCATTTGTAGGCTCCTTCAGTTTCAAGTTACTCGGAGTCGCGTTCACGACCACCGAAAGATACACGACTTTGCCGACTTTGATGGATCGGCATTGAAGGATGTTGCTCCTTCATCAAGTCCTGATCAACTGCAACCATTTGTTCGCGGGTCCGGGTCCCGTAATACGCGGATCTTTCGTTTGCAGTTTCGACAGGTATACGGCACAGCATCAAGCCACCCTGACCAATCACACCCGCATATTTACCATCATCGATGGTGGGTGCTTCATAGCCCGGATACTCGTCAGCGCGGACAGGTTCCCATCCTTCACGAAGCTTGGAGTGGACATTCATCTTGTCCTCCTCGCCACGCATTGCGACTCGAATCCAACGATGCACGTACCCGTCTGGGGCCTTTGGTGCATCTAGGAGGCTGGGCGGTGCCCATGGTTTACGGCGCGTAGTTTTTTCACGCGTTTGGGTCTCACGTGGTGCTCGATCTGCCATCTTGTCACTCCTTCACGAACTTGGCGTATTCCTCAAGCGGAACGTTAAGCTTTTTCGCAATGGCGACCTGCGATGGCGTGAGCTTCACGGTCCTGCGCCCCTGTTTTGTACTGCGGGATGCGGAGGAGCCAGCAGAAGCGACCTGATTTCCCCCACCCGATTTCTGTGACTGGAACTTATGCGGAAACTCTTTCCGCATACGTCGGTCAATCTCAGTATAATACTCATCGCTATTTGGGTCAAACCCCTCTTCTTCGACGAGTGTCTGATGAATGGCAAATGCCGCAGTTGTCATAACACGGTCTTCACCAAACCAAGAGTTCTTTTGCGCCCAGCCTTGCGCCTTTGGATCAGGCTGCGGCTGCGGTTGAGCCTGCGCTACAGGAGCAGGTTGCATCTGCTCTTCACGCTGCGGCTGCAGTTTTTCCTGCTCAGCACGAGCTTTGGCAGTGTTGTAACGCTGCTGCTCAATGGCAAGATTAGAGATAAGCATTTGCGCTTCGGCCATGCGATCTGGATCGCCAGCCTCATACGCTTCACGATACGCACGTTTAGCCGCGTCTGTTTGGCTCTCCAAACGGCTACCGTATTCCGAAAGGTATCCCGTATCCAATTGCTGCATACGTGACTTCAGCTTCTTATTTTCCTCCATAAGCTGCTGAGACAAACGAACCGCTTCTTCACGGTCACGCTCTTCCTTGCGGTATTTCTCGGTCAGGCGCTTGATACGGTTCTGAACGTTTTTACTGTAGTTCTCGAGCTCGTCGTCACCCGCAGGCTTTTCCGACACCGGTTCTTGTTCGGGAGAAGCTTCCTGTTCAACAGGTTGCTCCTGTTCTACCGAGGTTTCAATCTCGGTTTCTTCGATCTGTTCTTCAGCCATAATCCTACCTCACACCTGTTTGATGTCATTAGGCTCAAGAATAGTAGCGATAACTTCGTCATCATTAATGATGCGAACCTCCCCGCCATCAATCTTGAACCGCGAACCAGCATACCGACCAATGCAAACCCACTGACCCTCCTTGCACCATGGCTCAGGATTTGGTCCGAATTTGTCGGGATCCTTATAAGCCAAGGGGCCAAGCTTCAGTACGTAAGCAACAACGGTTGCCACAGATTCACGTTCCCGAACCTCGTCGGGAACGTACAAACCACCCTTTGTCTGTGCTGTGCCTTGATAAGGCATAACAAGAACCCGCCAACCTGTGGGCTGCGGGAGACGCTCGAGCAATGGTTTTTCTATGAGAGACGGATCGAGAACACGATCCTCGGATTTAATATACGCGCCCTCCAAAGATGCAGTGGAAGAGCCTGTCTTGGTCTCTTCCCGCTCCTTGTTGAGTTTCTGCGCGACATGATCAGGAAGATATAAGGTCTTCGACATCGTCAGCGTTTTTCTCCAGCAGGGCTTTCATTTCTTCCCTGGCAAAAGCGAGGCCCCGTATCTCGCCAACCAGTGATTGGTACTGCTCCCAATCTTTCGCAGAACCGTATGCAAGACTTTCCGTTATGCTTTGCTCACGGTCCCTCAACATCTTGTACATGTATTTTGCAAAATCAACAACATCCATTACAGGATATCCTTATATTTCTCCTGTGCTTCAGATGTAATTGGTCCACCTTCTGCCCATGAATCGCAAGTGTTTTCTGACTCACAAACAAATTTAAAGATCTGGCAGTAACCCAATGGGGGACTTTCCATGTCGTCATCCAAACCGATGCACTCAAGAATGTCCTCGGTTTGGTTATATGCAGCGCAGTTTCCGCACACCTGATCGGAACGGAAAGCAACGCCCGTGTTTGGTTCACGGTAGTTTGACTCGTCCACAGCCTTCTGACGGTTCTCTGCGTTGAGGTCTTCATCCTGCGTAGGCAATGGACATGCCATGCCTTCATCGTTTTCTTCGTATTCATCCACAGGGATTGCGCCGTCAGGCAGCAGGCTGATTACGATTGTAGCCATTAGTATGTCCCCCGAAAGCCTTTGCCGGACATCTGAGAGCTTTTGCAACCACGGACTTCACCGCCCATGTTAAACTCCTTAACATCCATTTCGTCGTCAGCATAACGTTCTGCCTCACGGTTGCCGCGCTCGATAGCGCCAGCGGCTTCGTCCGCTTCAAGAATACGCATCAAGTCCTGATCTCCACGTTCTGCCTCAGGAGAGACATCACGGAATGGACGAGGCATTGGCACTCGAGATCTTTTTGGTGCAGGCATATTAACTCTCCTTTTCACACTGACGAGCGTAGGTCTCGTTGTGCACAACAGTGTCAACAAGTAGCTGACGATCATTTCTCATGAGCCACTCTACAGTACTTTGATCCTCAAATAAATGAGGCTTTGCTATGTCACAATAGGTGTCAACTGGGATCAGCGTTCCGCAGCCACCTAGAAGCGCGCTCACCAAGACCAACGTCGTCCAAGCTCTCAATTTCATCTTCTACCTCCCGAGCCGTCCGCATGCTATCAATCAAATGTTGATCTGCTTCCCGCTCATACTCATGGATGCTGTCCCTCTTGCCGCGAAAGTACGCAACCAAAACAGCGGCAAGCACTACGCCCGCCGCTGCTAGGTATGTCTTTATGCGACCAAGCAAGAACATCAGCGGTCACCCGCCTTCCATTTCTTAATCCGCTCCAGATCGATAATCCCCGTGGCAGTCAGGATGATCACACCCAGGACGCCAAGGATCAGAAGATTGGGCCACTCCAGCCCACCGAGTGCACCAACCACAGGGGTAGCAATCCCTGCAATCTTCGTAAGTTGCGAAGCTTGGATCGTCCGAGATTGTGCAATCGACGTTCTCGGTGCTGGGGCTGGGCGGTTGCTTAGCCATGGGCCTACTTGG